ATGCAACTGACATTAGTTCGTCATGGGGAAGCTGCTCCGCCAGTAAATGGTAATGATATTAAACGTCCCCTTACTGCGCGTGGACATGCACAGGCTGAGCAAACGGCAACCTTTTTAAAAGATATTGTAAAACCAGATATTTTTGTTGTTAGTCCTTTGCTGCGTGCTCAGGAAACGTTGGCGCATATCCAGACCTATTTTAAAGATGTGCCAGTGCTGTTATGCGACAAAATTAAGCCTGACGATGATGCAAAAGAAGCGATTGAATGGCTATCTCAAATTCCATATGAGTCGATTGTGGTTGTTTGCCATATGAATGTGGTAGGGCATATTGCAGAGTTACTTACTCATGAAAATTTCAATCCATTTGCACTTGCTGAAGCTAGAATTTATGATCAAGCTGTTATTGCAAATGGTTTATCAACACAAAAAAATAGTTTTATACCCACAATATAATTAAAAAGGTTATTTAGCCCACATGCTGTACATATTGTTGATAAAGTTGAGTTGAAAATTATTCTAATAATTTTAGACTTGTTAAATATCAATAACTTATATTGTTTTTGTGGGTTTAATTAACCTGTTTTAGTCACCTATATTTGCACCATATAGTGATTATTTTGACTATTTTTTTTATAAAATGAGTAAAATAAAAAGTAATCTGCACCAAATCTGCACCAAGAATGAAATTACCTAAACCTATCAAGCGTGGGCAAACGTACCGTATTACTGTGACCTACGAAAACAAAAGATATTCATGCACCAGAGACACAGAAAAAGAATGTGAACAATGGGCAGCTATGAAGTTGCTTGAGTTGAAATCTGGAAAAGTGCAAGAAGAAAAGGGGATAAAGACACCTTATCCTTTTAAGATACTTTGCGAAAAATACTATGCAGAAAAGGGAATTAAATTATGATCAAAGCATGTCATTAGAAATAAGTTAGACAATCTGGAACGTATTGTTGGTGAATTGGCATCTAAATCAATATATGACTTCAAGCCGAGCGATATAGCTAGGTGGCGAAATAAAAGGGTACTTGAAGTAAAAAATGGAACCGTCTTATATGAGTTCTCTATTTTTTCATCAATATTTACCTATGCTCAAAAAGAATTATTTTTAATTGAATCTAATGTTTGGCAAAACGTAATTAAACCTGAAAAGGGAAAAAGCCGAAGCCAGCGTATTACTTTTGACGATCAAGAAAAAATTCTACAGCAAGCTAAGTGGGATAAGAATAACCCTCCAAGATTCGTAAAGCATTATGTATGCTGGGCAATGCTGTTTGCACTTGAAACAGCAATGAGACAAGGCGAAATTCTTGGTATGCGGAGAGAGGACATTAAAGACGGATTTGTCCACCTTCCTATGACGAAGAATGGTGAGTCTAGGAATGTGCCATTGTCTAAAGAAGCAAAAAGACTTTTATCAATACTACCTTCAAACACTGATATTCTGCTGCCAGTTAAAGCTGAGACTTTTAAACGGACATGGATAAAAATTCGTGATGCTGCTGATCTGAAGCACATTAACTTTCATGACACACGGCATGAAGCAATTACAAGAATGGTAAGGGAAAGAAAACTACCGGTTGAAGTTCTAGCAAAAATAACAGGGCATAAGACTATTGGTATTTTAATTAACACTTACTACAACCCTAACGCCCAAGACCTTGTAGAAATGTTTAATAGTAGTGAGAGCTAGTTAGCTCTCTTTCTACCACGTTTGTTTGCATCTTTTTTAGTTAATATTTGTCGTGCTCGCTCAGGATCATACATGTGCTTACCTTCTGTACCTTGATTGATTGAGACAAGCTTTTCTCGAATGGTAGTAACACTTAAGTTATATACCTTCGCCAATTCAGCAGCACTTACTAACTCTTGTTTAACCTGCTCAAGCTTGGTGACAATAGCGCCACCAAGATTTTGACCAAGTAAAATCTGAGGAGGGGTATCACCCTCCAAAGTGATTGAAAACTGCATAATCCCCATTCACCCCTCCTTACTTTCCGCTTTAACTTCTCGATCAAGACGCTCAATCTCCGCAATTAATAAAGCGGCTGCACGAACCAGATCTTGTCTTGGGCTTTTTGGCTTCCAATAGGACCAAAGAGACTCTATTGCTAGCAAAAGACCTGCTAGATGACGAAGCCACATATTTAGAACTGTCTCGAATGTCACCAGCACAGGCAATTTTAAAAATTGGCCAATACATCGGCACCAAGTCGACAAAAAGCGCTCCTCCTGTTTCAAAAGCTCCACCACCAATAAAACCTGTCCAAGCAAATGCGCCTGCTGTTCGTGACCCATCTAAGATGAGTGATGACGAATGGTACAAGGCTGAAACACAGAAACGAAATAAAGGAAAATAATATATGGCTAATACCATTCTTACGCACCAAATGATCGCCCGTGAAGCAGCTAAAATGCTTGAGGAAGAGGCGCCATTTATTGCGAATATCAACAAGGGGCGTCAAGACGAATTTGGCAAAGACGTTCAAGGCTATAAAAAAGGCGATACCGTAACAATCAAAGTGCCTACATCAGGCCGTGTATTTAATGGTGCGGTATATGCAGAAGGTGGTGCCGGTTCAGACTTCTTGGAAGAAGAAGTAAACCTTACACTTGATACACAAAAACACGTAGGCTTAAAGTTTGGTGCTAAAGAAAAGCTTCTTGATATCACTGACTTTAAAGAACGTATTTTACGTCCTCAAATGCAGACTCTTTCATCTGTTGTTGAGGCGGATCTTATTGCGCGTGGTGTACTTGGCACCCCAAACCAAGTAGCTATGTCATTATCAGGAGCAAACCCTTCTAATGCTTTAGCCTTGGGTCGTGCAAAGTTAAACCAATACTTAGCACCTGCTGGTGATCGTTCGGTAATCCTTTCAAGTACTGCTAACGTTGCCTTAAGTGGCGAAGTGTCGCGGATGTACAACCCAACACAAACTTCAAGCAAGGCTTATTTGCAAGGCTATGTTGCTACTGCATTTGGTGCTGACTTATATGAGCATCAATCTGTTGCTGTATTCAACAACGGTACTGCTGCTGGACTTACTGTAAATGGTGCAAACCAAACAGGTAAAGTCGTAAACCTTGCAGCGGCCACTGGTGGCACCTTGACACAGGGCACAGTGTTCACAATCGCAGGGGTTAATGCCGTTCACCCACTTACTGGTCAAGACCTTGGTGTTCCTCAACAGTTTGTAGTGACAGCTACAGTAACTGTTGGAGCAAATACGGCTGTTTCAATCTTCCCGGCATTGAATGCAACAGCACCGAACAAAACTACAAGTGCATTGCCTGCGAATGGTGCTGTGGTAACAGTTGTATCCACGAATGGCTTCCAAAATTTAGAGTTCCATAAGGATGCCTTTACTGCTGCCTTCGCTCCTCTTCCGGTCTTAGCTTCATGTGAAGGTTATACAGCTCGTTTACCTAGTGGTATTTCGGTTCGTGTGATGACGTTTGGTGATGGTTTGAATGACTTAGAGCGTACCCGTATTGACGTGTTGTATGGCTTCCAAGTTGTTCGACCTCTTCATGCTTGCCGTATCACTCAAGCCTAAACTTTCTTGACGACAAATGCCCGCATCTTGCGGGTGTCGTCATTTTTGGAGGACTGAAATGTCAAATGAATATCCAAAGATGCTCTACAAGGGCGATTTAGTTAATTTTGAATACACCACCGCCAATTCAGAAGAGCACGAAGAAGAATTAAAAGCTGAAGGCTGGGTTGAGCATCGTGATCTTGAAGCTGCGAAGCCAGAGGTAGAAGTAATCACACAGGCATCTGCTTCAAGTGGTGAATTAGCTGAGGCTAAAAAGAAAATCATTGAACTTGAAGAGCGGCTTGCTACAGCAAAGGGCGAACACATATCACAAATTAATGAGCTTTTAAAAGAGAATGCGACTCTCCGATATTCAGCAATGGATGCAGGCGAGTTGAAGGCCATTCTTGATGAGAAGGGCATTAAATATGGCTCACGAGATGGCAAGGATGTGTTGGTTCAACATGTTTTAGAGAGCGAGTTCTCAACCGAATAATCAAGGAGCAGTCATGATCGTCAGTAAGATTGTAGAGTCTGCAATGAAGAAGTTGGGTATCTTAGCTTCTGGTGAACGTGCAAGTGGCGATGAAATGGCTGATGGCATTGAATGCTTGCAAGATCTCTTGGACCAATGGGCCTTAGATAAGCTTTATGTTTACAAGGCAAGTACTCTAATCATTCCGCTTAATGGAGCAGGCGAGTACCGTATTGGCAATAAAGCAAACATCCAAGACTGTTGTGAATACGAGATTTTAAATTGCCCAGTATGTACACCAGAAGAACCAGCAGAAGAGCCTTGCGAATGTATTTGTGGGTGTGCTAGTGAGACGCCAAAACTAAGCATGTTTGCTGATATTTCTATGATATCTGATGACGCTTGGCTTGATGACTGCAAAATTCAACTCGCACGTAATACAAACCGAACTCCACCAGTTTATGCCCCTGTTGAGTACTGGCAAGAGCCTGATGCATGGGTGTTTAAAGTTGAAGAAGGAAACTTCAAGCAGCTTAAGTTGAAGGTTTATACGCTTCCCAAGAACCTCAAGCCTAAAGATGAAATTCCGCTACCACCTCAATACAAACGTCCCTTAAAGCTGACATTGGCAATTGAGATGGCCTCTATGTTTGGTACAGAACCACCATTAAGTGTGGTCCAAAACCAAAGCAATGCAATAGAAATGCTTAAATCAAGCAATTCTGTTCCTGCATATTCAAGTAATGATTTACCTGTAGGAGTTGGATGCTATGGTGAGCACCGTTATTGATATTCCTATAGTCGGACAATCATATCACCTTGAAAATTGGTCTGTTGACTGTCAACGCACACTTAACCTTTTCCCGCAAGTGGTTGAAAGTGGCAATGCGCCACAAGTTGCCGCTTTACTTCCAACTGCTGGATTAGTAAAAAAGTTTGAGTTTGACAGTTATATTCGTGGTATGTACGCCATGAGTGACCGTTTTTTTGTGGTGGCCGGGCAAAAGCTTTTATCAATTAAAGCGGACAATTCTGTTAAAGAGTTAGGTGAAGTCAGTGGAATTGGAAGAGTATATTTTGCTGATAATTCTGTTCAATTGATGATTGTGAGTAATAACTCTTATAGCTTGGATCTTAAGAGTAATACTTTAAAAAAACTTGAACTTGGTGAATTCTTTGGCGCATCAGATGTGACTGCACTTGATTCTCGCTTTATTTGGACTGTACCGCAATCTGGACGGTTTCAGTGGTCTAACCTGTTATCTACTGATACTAGCGCACTTAATTACGCAACTGCTGAGGCTAAATCTGACAACCTTGTACGATGTATTGAGAACAATGATCAGCTTTGGCTTATTGGTGAAAAGACTACAGAAATCTGGAGTTCTACAGGCTCTAGTGACGCACCTTTCCAACGTATGGGTGGGGCGATTATTCCAACAGGTTGTGTTGCACCTGCTTCGGTTTGCCGTTTCGGAGGGAGCTTGGCTTGGGTATCTCGAACAGAACATGGTCAAGGTGTAATTGTAATTACGGAAGGTTTTACAACTTCTAGAATTTCAAATCATGCTATTGAAGCTGATATCTCAAGTTACAAGAGTATTGAAGATGCCTACAGTATTTCTTATCAAGAAAATGGGCACTCATTCCTTCTAATAACATTCCCAAGTGCAAAGAAAACATGGTGCTACGATGGCACAACCAAAATGTGGCATGAACGTAGTTACTTCAATCCAAAGACTTATTTGCATGAGCAGCATCGCGCCTTTGTACACTGTTTCTTTAATGGTAAGCAACTGGTTGGCGACCATCAAAACGGGAAAATATACGAGCTTACTCTAAGCAGTAGAACTGATGATGGTGACACTATTGTAAGAGAGCGTATTACTCCGGTAATCAATCCTCAAACACAACGACTGATTTTCCACGAATTAGAAATTGTGGCTCAAATGGGACAGGACGTCGATGCCAAACCCATGCTAATGCTCGACTGGTCAAATGATAAAGGCCGTACTTGGTCTTATACGAGGCAAGAAGACTTAGGCGGCATTGGTGAATATGAAAAAAGATTGATCTTTAGGCGTCTAGGGCAGTCCTTTAGCCGTGTATTTCGGTTCCGTATGACAGATGCATCAAAGCTTGTAATCACAGGCGCAAAAGTGAGGGTGAGCCAATGAATTTAATTCCTCCATATCAACATCCATTTTTAGATAGTAATGGACGCCTAACCCAACCGTGGCGAAGCTTTTTAGACAACCTTGTAAAGGCAGTTAATAAACTGAACGAGGCGCCATGATTACTGTAAGGCGGGAAAGGTGGATTGATTGCATAGATCAGATCATGCCACTTTGCCAAATGGTACATGATCTTGTTGAAAAAGAACTATATGGCCTGCCACTCGACTTTGATAGCGAGCTATACCAGCAGTCCGAAGACCTTGACCAGTTCCATTGCTTAGTAATGCGCAAAAACGGTCATCCAATTGGTTTTCATTGGATGGTTATGTATGACCTTGCTAGATTTAAAGGTAAAAAACAAGCAGGAACTGACGCAATCTTTGTTCATCCTGAGCATCGCCAACATTCAATGAAGTTGATTCAGTTTAGTGAGCAATATGCAAAAAAACACGGCTGTATGACTTGGGCAGTAGCCACCTTAGATCCAGAGTACAGAGGCCAGTTATGGGAAAGAAAAGGGTTTAAGAAATCTGAAACAATTTTTATAAAGGTGATGACATGAGTAGTGTAATCGGTGCAATCACTGGATCAAGCAAACAGGCAAAAGCACAGAAAGAAGCAGGCGACCAGATGGTTGGTGCTTCAAATCGCGCAACTGACGTACAAAAACAAATGTTCGATCAAATGCGACAAGATCAGCAGCCATATATGAATGCTGGTACAGATGCACTCAAAAGCCTTATGGGTGGAATGGGTGAGAACGGCCAGTTTATGCAAACATATAATGGTCAGGATATTTATAACGACCCAAGTTATCAATTCCGTCTAAATCAAGGTCTCGATGCAGTCCAATCTGGTGCAGCAGCGGCAGGTGGTTTATTGAGTGGTGCAACGCAAAAAGCGCTTGCCAACTATGGGCAGAACTTTGCAAGCCAAGAATACCAAAATGCCTATAACCGCTTTAATGCGGATCAAACCAATAAATATAACCGCCTTTCTAACATTGTTGGACTGGGGCAGAACGCTGCCGCGGGTGTTGGCAATGCTGGTATCCAAACAGGGCAAGCAATTGCAAATAACACTATGGCAGGTGCAAATGCTCAGGCAGCAGGAACAATCGCAGCAGGCAATCAGCGTGCGAATGATTTCCAAACCATGTTAGGCCTAGCCAATACAGCAGCGAAGTTTTATACCGGCGGAATGATTTAAGGAGTTAAAAATGCTTGATCCAAGTATCATTACACGTGGAGCTGAGCGTGCTCAATTACAGCAACAGCAAACTAACGAAATGCTTGGGAATCTTGGTGGGGCATTAGGCCAAATGGTTCTAGGTCGTCGAATTAATCAAATGCGACAACTTAATACACCTGATGAACAAAAAGCCTTTGCTAACAATTCTATTTTCGCTCCACAGTTAAATCAGGTTCTTAAAGGCGACCAAGCAACAGCCCAAAAAAATGCACTCGATTTGCTTAAAGCTCAAGCGGAAATAGGAAAAACAAATAGTGAGGCTACCAAGAATAATGCCCAAGCAGGTGGTTTTACATTAGATAACTCTCAGAAGAAGTTTGGAGCCATACAGGGTATTTTCCAGCAGGCGGCAATGACTGGTGATAAAGCTCAAGTTTTGCTTGGTTTGGATGCTTTTCAGCGAACTGGGGGGATTAGTCCTGACGAATACGCTCATCAGTTTTCACTTATTCAAGCTATGACACCAGACGAAGTAAAGAACTATGCTAGAGGTATAGCCTTTACAGATAAAAATACAGCACCACTCTTATACCAATCTGCTAATAATGCTGCAGACAATGCTACATCCGTTGCTAACAATATCCGCACAACTGATGCGTCACGTTATGCGACTGATACTGCAGCTGCTACAGCAGATAAAAACCGTGCTCAAGATGCTCAACAGTTTAGCCAAAAACAGCAACTTGACGAATGGCTGGCAAAGAACAAGCCAATTGGAACAGAGATGGGGAACGATGGTTATATGTATGCCATTTATCCGGGCGGTAAAGGTGTAAGAATCTCAGATGAGAGAGGAACTCCCATTCAAGTTCAACCTAAAGGGTCCAATAGTACGGTTGCTTCTCAGAATGAGGAAAAGCAACGGATTAACAGAGTTAATGCCGTGCTCGATGAGATTCAAGGAATCTTGCCACAAGCTACAGCTAGCTATGCAGGTCGTGGTATTGATCTGTTAGCACGTGGTGTTGGCTTAGCAACTCCGGGCGATGTAGCAACTGGTAAGCTTGGGACATTAGGCGGTCAATTAGTAGCTCTTATGCCGAAAATGTCAGGGCCGCAGTCCGACAAGGATGTTGCAATGTACAAGCAAATGGCTGGTCAGTTAGATGATCCAACCATTCCACTGCAGGTTCGACAAGCTGCATTAGAGACTATTCGCAGCTTAAATAACAAGTATGCTGAGATGAACACTCAAAAGGCATCTACTGTGCCTTACCGAAATGACACATCAAGCAATACACAGCCGCAAAACCAAGCAAAATTGAACAATATTCTGTTTGGCCGATAAGTGTGCTATAAATTCCCTCATCAAGGTGGGGGTCTTTATGAGAAAAATATTAGCTTTTGCAACATTATTATGTATATCTTTTTTAGCCAACACGGCAACTTCTTATGAAATAGAAAAATCTATTAATGATGAGACTTTTATAATTAATGGAGAAGTTTTTAAGGCTAAGACATATTGCATGAACATGGAAGAGGGAGACAAAGTGATATTTGTCGAAGGGAGTCCCTATGGTGCATGTGCTTCAGCCAAGCTCTATAACTTAAGAACAGAAAGAACTTGCAACGTGTGGTGTGAATAATGAAAAAGATTATATATATAGCCTTAATTGGTCTTTTAAGCGGATGTGCAACCCAATACCAAAGTAGCGGTTTTTCTGGTGGCTTCACTGATACAGAACTTGCGCCCGGATATTATCGTATAACTTTTAGAGGTAATGGTGTCACATCAGGAGAAAGGGTTTCTGATTTTGCGTTATTGCGTGCATCTGAATTAATGATTAATAGGCAGTGCAAAAATTTCCAAGTTTTAAATTCAAAAGATACAGTTAATACTTCTTATTATTCGACACCGCAAACGACTACTACAAACGTTAGTGCATATCGATATGGGAACTATATCAATGGCAATGCCACCTCGGTCTCTTCAGGCGGAGGGTACGAGGCAGTTAATCGCGCGCGATCAACCATTGAAGTCCGATGTGTAAACCAAGAGCCTGACCCATCAATGAATATTTTTGATGCGAATTTTATAAATCAGAGGCTAAAACAAAAGTATAAGATTGATTAAAGCCTAACCAAAGCTTTACAAAGAGCACTTTTCTACCATTACGACCCAATGTATTTACATTGGGTTTTTTATTGCCTGAGGAAAAGTTATGGCATCAGCTCAAAAATATATGCAATTGCTAAACAATCCCAATGCTCGCCGAATGCTTGATTTAATCGCAAGTGCAGAAGGCGTTAAGCATGGCTATAACACCTTGTTTGGTAATCAGCGGTTTGATGATTTATCAGGGCATCCTAATATTCGAAAGGCATTTACCCAAACAGATGGCAAGAAAAACTACACGACAGCAGCAGGGCGTTATCAATTCTTAAATGACACATGGAATGGGTTATCAAGACAATATGGCCTTAGAGATTTCTCACCACAGTCACAAGACATTGGAGCGATTGCCCTACTTGATCAGATTGGCGCGCTACCATACGTTTTAAAGGGTGACTTTGGGACTGCTATTAAAAAGTCTGGTGGCACTTGGGCTTCTTTGCCTTCCTCAAACTATGCTCAAAACAAACGTTCTTGGGACTTTATCAACAAGCAGCTAGGTAACAAGGTGAGCACTTTTGGGCCTGAATTTGTTGATTTAAAGAAAGTTGGTATTTCGTCTAATTTCCAACCGAAAATGGTTGATCTTGCTAGCGTTGGAATTGGGGCAAAATCCGATTTTCAGCCTGAATTTGTAGACTTAAAGTCAGTTGGAATAGGTGTTTAAAATGGCTAGTCAAAATGATATTTCAGCCCGTATTGCAACTGCAAAAAAAGAAGGCTTCACAGATGAACAGATCTACTCAAGCCTAGCTTCAAATGCTGGCTTTGGTAAGCGCATCTCGATGGCAAAAAAAGAAGGTTATTCTGATAGTGATATAGCTAAAACTCTTGGACTTAACCTTCAAAAAGATCTAGGTGTTCAACAGCCTATTAAGGTGTCTGCAACTCGACAACCTTTTGATTGGCAAGCAGCACAACAGAAGTCTATGCAAGAACAAGCTAAAGCCGCAGGGCCTACAAGGTTATGGGAATCTGCATTACTTGGTGCTTCTGATCTTGGTGCAGGGGTAGTGCAAGGTTTTGCTTATGCAGGTGATAAGCTCGGACAAGGGTTGAACGCTGCATTAGGCACTAACTTTGATACTGGTGCTTATGACCGGTTCACTAATCAACGGAAGGATATTCAAGACTTCCACCAAGCACGTCGCCAACAAGCTGGACAAGGATATGATGTAGCACGTCTAGGCGGACAAATAGCCGCTACAGCACCATTAGGTGCTTTAGGTCGTGGTTATGAAGGGGCAGCAATTCTTTCAAAAGCTGGTGCAGGTGTGGCAGCACAAAATGCAGCAGTTGGCGCAGCGATTGGAGGTGCAGGATTTGCTGAGAATGGCAAGCAGCGTTTAGAAAATGCAGCACTAGGTGGTATTGGTGGTGCAGCAGGTGCAGCGATTGGTGAAAAGGTTGGGCAGGGTGTTTCTAAGGTCGCTAGATCGGTTAAAAACACAGGTTCACGTGCAGCTCAACAAACAGCACAAGCCATTGATAAAAACCTTGATGATGCCTTACGTCAACAGGGGATGTCTCTTGGTGATTTATCTGATGATGTCGCCAATGGTTTACGCAAAGAAGCTCGCGATGCATTAAAAGCAGGAAAGAACTTAAATCCAGAAGCAGTGGCGCGGAAGGCTGTTTTAGATCGTTTGGGTTTGAAGGGGACGAAAGCCCAAGTTACTGGGAACGCAATTGATTGGCAAAAGCAATCTGAGCTAGCTAAGCTTTCAGGAGCTGGTGACCAGCTAAGAGGCAAGTTAATTGATGACAATGTGCAACTCCAAAACCTTTTAAATCAGGCTGCTGAGCGTACAGGTGGTAATGCAACAGATCAATTTGGAGCAATGCAAGGCGCTATTAGCTCTTTGAATTCACAACTTGATCAGAACAAGCAATTCATTGGTGCTGCATACGATGCTGCAAAAAAAGCAACTGGTAATGATGTAGTGATTGATGGTCGTGGATTCGCAAACGATGCTTTCACTGCTCTGGATCAAAATTATGCACTCTCAAGCTTGCCACCAAGTGTTCAAAAGATCATAAAAGATGTGGCAGACAATCCTGATAAGTTCACTTTAGGAAAGTCGGAAGAATTAATTAAGATTCTTAACCGCGAATACAAATCATCGTTACAGATGGGTCAGCCAACAAGTTCGACATACTCAATTGGGTTAGTTCGTGATGCCTTGAATAAGCGCCAAGCTGAAGCAATGCAGGGGTTATTGACTAGTGGCAATGATGCTGCTCAAGCATATCAATTTGCAAGACAGGCGAATCAATTCAATGCAAACCAGATTGAAGGTATGCCTTTACTGCAAGATGTGCGAAAGGGAATTGAGCCAGACAAGCTATTTAATAAACATATCTTAAACGGGAATGTTAACGAGCTTGGGAAAACCATTGATTTGCTCAACAATGTTAACCCACAGGCTGTGAATGATATTAAGCAACAAGTAGTTCAATTTATTTCAAACAAGGCAATCAATCAGAATGGTCAATTTAGCCCTGCAGGAATGAAACGCGCTTTAGATGCTATCGGTGATCGACGACTTGCTACCATGTTCTCACCTGACGAACTTAAAAACCTTAAAGACATCGGGAAAGCTGGGCAGTACTTAGTTACTCAGCCACCTCATTCTTATGTGAACAACTCAAATACATCAGCAGCTTTAATGAATTATTTGGGAGGAATCATTAACAGACCGGGTGTTCGCGTTCTTTTGGCTCCTGTTAAAGATATTGCCGACAATCGTGCTGTTAACAGTGCTCTACGCCCTGATGTATCTGGTTCACCTATAGCGCCAACTCCACCGACTGCACAAGAACAGTCTCTTATAGATCGTCTCGTTCAAGCTGGGTTACTTGGTGGCGCAGGATCAACAAGACAGTAAAACCAAACAAAACATACAACCTCCTTCTGGAGGTTTTTTATTTGAGGTCCTTTTATGTACCCATTAATGACCAATGTCACAGCACAGTTTGTTGATGACAATGGAAGACCTTTGGCAGGTGGGAAGGTGTGGACCTACGAATCTGGAACAACAACGCCTAAAGCCACTTATGTTGATCCTGATGGGGTAGCCAAGAACACCAACCCAATTATCCTGGATGAAGCAGGGCGCGCCAATATCTATCTAGATGATGGGGCGTATCGAGTAAGAGTTTTATCAGCGGATGGCGTCCTTATTGCTGATACAAACAAGCTTTCCCGATATGTAACAAGCACTGAACTAGATGAATTTATTCAGCAAGTACAAGACGGCTTGGATGAATTAAATCAAGTCAAAGAATCGCTAAATACCATTGTTGAGCAAGGTATTGAAGCCCAAAAAGGTGTCGCTGGTGGCTTAGCCCCCTTGGATGAAAATGACAAGATAGATCCGCTTTATCTTAATACTAGTGACGCTCTAGATCTCGATGATTCAAAGACGTTAGCTTCATCAAAAGCAGTTAAGACTCTTCAAGATAAGAAGCTCGAGAAGAAAGACTTAGCTTCTGGTGATGCACCGATATTTGCTGCCCGTGCACGAGGATCATTCAAAGGTACGGATGGCACCAAAGTTGGCGATGGTGGGAATTTCAAAGCAGTAACTCGTCTAGGGGTTGGCTCTTATGAAATCGAACTTACAACAGCTTTGCCTGACACAAATTATCAAGTTCTCCCAAAAGCTTCCAACAATGGAGTTTTTTCAGCTCAAGATGCCAATCTTGATTACACCTTCACAAAGACCACTACAAAATTTCGGCTAGTTTGCACATTTGGTGGCGATAACACCACAGGCCGATTCGACCCAGATTTAGTGGATTTCATAGTTTTCTAATAACACCCAGAAGGGTGTTTTTTTATGGATAAGTAAAAATGGCACAACTCGCTCCAATGATGCAATTACGTGCACGCCTTGAAGACAAATGTGGACATCCTCTTGCTGGGGGTAGCGTATTTGCTTTCGAAGTTGGCACTTCCACGCCAAAAGCTACATTTGCAGATGCTGCAGGCACAACTCCTAATACACACCCGATCAAACTTGATTATCGTGGTGAAGCAGATATTTTTCTTCTGCCAGGCCGTTATAGATTTGTTGTGTATTCATGCACAGGTGTAAAAATCTATGATGTGGACAATGTTGGAGAGTGGTTGGGCCAAGTGACTGCTGACAATGTAATCGATGGGGATAAATCGCAACATCAAATAAACGAAGAGCAGAAAACCAAAAATGATCTAATTGATGAAGCTATTGCAACTGAAGAAGAACGTGCAACTACAGCAGAAGCGGCACTTCAAGTAAACATTGATAATGAAAATCTCCGTGCTGCAACTGCAGAAGCAAGTTTAGATACAAAAATCGCAACAGAGACTTCTCGTGCACTCGCTGCTGAAGGTGCAATTGATGCAAAAGTTAATGCAAATGGTGTAGGCAACAGAGCTTATAAAACTTACGCAGCAATGGACGCAGATAAAGCTAACATTCCTGCTAAATCAAAAGTTACAGTAACTAATGACTCAGACCCGACTAAAAATGGTGATTATCAATGGGATGGTACAACATTTACAAAGTCTGCTTATGATCCAATAGCTCAGGCAGCGGCAGATGCTACTGCTAAAGCAAACACAGCAGAATCTAACGCTAAAACATATTCTGATGCAAAATTAGATCTTTCTCAGACTATATCCAAATACTTAGTAAATAAAAGTCCTGACATTACGCAA